CTGGCCAAGTCGATCACCGGCAAGGCGACCGAGACGCGCGCGACCAAGTCGGCCAAGGAATCCGCCGAGGCCCTCGACGGGGTGGCCGACCTCCGCAAGGAGTTCGAGGCATTCAAGACCGAAACCGACACCTGGGCGGAAACCGTCCAGAAGACGATCCAGACCCTCGCCGGTCTGACCACCGACGAGAACTAGGCCCGCGGCCTGACGAAAAGGAGCAGAGATGCCCAACGCCGAAACGATGAAGGATCTCCAGCAGAAGGTCGTCAAGGGTCTCAAGCCCGGCCCGCAGAAGCCGCGTGCTGCCCTGTTCTTCGACGAGGAGCGGGCCATGGCCCACCCCACCACGATGGTCAAGGCGTTCCACGCCGGCCGCGTGGAGAAGGCCGAGGATGACTGCGACCGCGAGGTGCAGAAGTCCGGGGACAAGCTCTACATGATGGCCGAGCTGTACAAGGCCACGCAGCCCGACCGCCGGGTGGGCAATGTCGAGGCCCGCGCGTGGGCGATGCGCCAGCCCGAGGCCGGCCGCTATCTCAAGAGCGTGCGGAAGTACCTCAAGGCCGCCGGCGAGACCGACGACCGGATCACCAAGGCCCTGGACACCGCCGACACGAACAACGGCGCGGAGTTCGTCCCGACGAACTTCTCCGGCGAGTTCATCGAGGACTACCGGACCATGACCTTCGTGCACGGCGTGCACCGGCACATCCGGATGACCTCCGGCACCTTCGAGCTCCCGTTCACCGGGGCCACCCAGCCGAGCCGGTTGCTGTCCGAGGCGACCTCCGACGCCACACACACCGAGACCAACCACCTGACCGCGATCGACCACGTGACCGACAAGCGGACCCTGACCGCCAAGAAGCTCGGGTTCCGCGAGGTGCTGTCCGAGGAGCTCACCGAGGATTCGATCGTTCCGATGATCCCCTGGATGGAGGAAGAGGCGAAGGAATCCGCAGCCCGCGGATTCGAGCAGGCGGTGATCTCCGGTGACACCACCGGCACCCACCAGGACTACGACGTCGACAACGCGAGCGGCAACGCGACCGACAGCCGCCGCTCGTGGATCGGCTGGCGCAAGGCGATCGCCGCCCTCGGCAGCGCCGAGATCGACATGGGCAACGCCAAGCCCACCACCGAGGAGCTCCTGAACGTCATGGCCGCCATGGGGCGGTTCGGCACCATCGCCGAGGACATGATCTGGGTCATGGCGCCCAAGGCGCGGGTGTGGTTCCTCGGCCTCGCCGAGGTGCTGGCCTCCGGCGCCTACTCCGGCAAGCTCCGCGGCGAGTTCCAGGAGTTCATGGGATCGCGCGCGTTCGTCTCCCAGCACGTCCCGACCAACCTGCACGACACCGGCGTGAACACCAACGGCGGCGACAACGACACGACCTCGGTCATGTTGATCAACACGAAGCGGTGGGTCATCGGCGACCGCCGCGACCTGCGGATCAAGGTCGTCGAGAACGAGGTGAGCGATCAGAAGATCATGGTCGTGACCGAGCGCGTGGCCTACAGCTACATCGACAACTACGCGGCGCAGCCGATCGCCGGTGCCCTGATCAACTGCATCTAGGCCCCAGGGCCTGACACCTGGACAGTCCCCCGGCCTCCCGGGGGACTAACCGGGGAGGAAAACACGATGACGCGCGCGCAGATCAAGAAGCTTATCGCCCGCAAGGTGTCGAAGTTCGGTTTCGGCCTCACCGCCGACCTGCTGTCGACCCTCAAGTTTGCCCGCGCTGACGGTGCGGGCGCCGCCGCCGACATCTCGGTAGTGGACGAAGCAGGAGTCGGGATCAAGACCTCGGCGATCCTGCTCGCCGTGCTGGAATTCGAGGTGAACACCGCGGCGATCGCCAACCACCTCGACGAGGCCAGCATCACGGCCGCCGGGGTGATCCAGCTCGCCAGCACCGCGACGACCGGCGACGATCTCCTGGTGATCTACTTCGACTAGCGCCGCGAGGCCCGGGGCCCGTGGCACGGGAGGCCCTAATCCGTGGCGCACGACTTCCGAGTTGAATTCAAAGCCGAATATGGGATCTCGGGCACCGAGCTCGACGCCCTGATCGATTCGGTGCTCGAAAAGTGCGTTCGGAAAATCTACAGCCGCACCGGCTTGCTACTACTCGACCCCGGATCCGACGTGACCGAACCGCACAACGGCGACGGATCTTCGTCCTTTTTCTACGCCCGCCAGCGCCCGATCCAGTCGATCACCTCGATCCACGTTTCGACCGCCAGCCCCCGGGCCTACACCGCCGCCGAGCTTGTGGACGCCGACACCTACGGGTTCAACGAAATGACAGGGAAGGTGGCCTACCTCGACGGCGGGGCGTCGTTCGCCAAGGGGCTTAACTCGATCCAGCTGATTTATCGGCCCGGGTGGGCCGCCGCCAGCGTGCCTGAGGAGATCGTCGACGGCCTGTTCGAGTGGACCCGATCGATCCAGCTTCGGCGCACGCACTCCCGCGAGGGGGTGCAATCCGTGACCGCGGCCGACGGCACGATCAACTACCAGATCGGTGCCGTGCCCCCGGAAGTGCTCGACATTCTCGAGCCGTTCACAGCGATCCGCATGGGCTGGTAGCTGTGTCCGTCGCCGTAAATCTTGCGGTTCAGCGAACCCCCGAAAATGGGGTAATGGACCAATTCCGCAAGGGAAGCGACGACGCGCGGATCGAGATCGCAAACCGGATCATGGACATGCTCGAAGCCTCGATCCGGCTGACCATCGTGGAGCAATTCGACAGCAAGACAGGCGGCCTCGCCCGATCGTGGGTTCGAGATCGGATCGTCGATTCTAGCCAGAACGTGCGGATCCGGATGTTTTCGCGCGCACCCCACGCACGCATCTTGCACGAGGGCGGCACCATCTACCCGAAGACGGTTTCCCGGCTGGCGATCCCGGTGCTTCAGCACCTCCGCGACGCCGCGATCTGGCCCCGTGACCTGCCGCGAAAGCAGCTCTACGCGACGACCCCGCCGGGCCAGACCGGGGTGCTGATCGACAAAGCCAGCGGCCAACCGTGGTACGTGCTGAAACTGTCGCAGCGGGTGGAGCCGACCAAATACGTGAGCAAGGCCCTCCTGCGGGTCCGAAGCCAGCTCCAGCGGACGATCAAGCCGTACTACAAGACCGCGATCGACAAAGGGGCCCGGTAGTGGCCACCTCTCAATCCGATCTGATTATCGATGCGATGGTCACCCGGCTCGCGGACATCGCCGTGGCACGAACCCACCAGGGCGGCCACAACTACCTGACCACGCCGGTGACCGTGGCCCGCGGCACGAAGTTTCCGCAAGAGGTGGACCCGGACAAGCGGCCGGCCCTCTACGTGGCGGTGCTCGAGCCGACCCGCCGCAAGTCCCTGCCGGGCGGAATGCTCCGGAAAGAAACACGGTTCGTGATCCACGGATACGTGCGGACCTTCAACCGAACCGACGAACAGAAGCGAAACGAGAGCCACGATCTGCGGCACGACGTAGAAAAGGCGATCATGGAAGACCCGCGCCTCGGGGCAACCTGCACACAGTGCCTCCCCCGTGACGACGATTCGAGCGATACCCGGCCCGCCGAGGCCGCGGTAGATGGTTGGATCTCCATGACGGCCGACGTGCTATGGTTTGAGGCGCGAAACGAAGCGTAGGAGGGTCTCACGATGCCCGCACAGATTCCGTATGCTCTCGGAAGCGAGCAGGTTTTCTATCTGGCCGAAGAAGCGGCGTGGAACACGTGGCAAGCGTGGGCCGGAACCGACGCCATGGCCGTGCTGAAAACCGGCTTCGATCAGAAGCAGCCCCGCGTGACCCGCGACGACACGCGCAAGTCGCGATCGCTGTTCGAACGCATGACCGGCCGGAAGGCCGGATCGTGGCAGATCGATTCCTACCTGTGCGGCAGTGGCGTCGCAGGCACCGAGCCCGACGTGGCGCCGTTGCTCAAGGGCCTGTTTGGCTCACAGGCCGACGTGGGTGGGGTATCGAACGAGTGGACCCTCGGCGCCAGCCAGTGCCCCACGTCGCTCCAGATGCTGCGCGTTACCGATGTTTTCTCCCAGGTGCTCAACGGCTGTATCGTGGACGAGGGATCGTTCGACTTCACCGGCGGCCCGGTAAAGGCCAGTTTCAAGGGCCGGAACGTCTGGCAGACCTTTGCCAACGCGATCCTCGGGGACGGAACGATCGCGACCAACACGTTCACCGCGCAGAGCGACGCGATGGCCGGGCAGGTTGACGAGAATTCGGTGATGATCGTGGACGGGACCGCGGGGGAAGACGACGGCGACGGCGACGACGGCCTGCGCGTGACCGACGTGACCGGATCCGTACTCACCTTCGACGACAACCTCGACGCGAACCACAGCGCCCGGCCGCTCAAGCCCTACCGCCCCGATCCCACGTACCTCGGCACCCCCGCCACCGATGTCGTGGGATCCTTGACCGTTGACGGCGGCCAACTCGACCTCGTGAGCGCCAAGATCGTCGTCTCCAACAACTTGAACATGGTCGAGAACATCTGGGGCAAGGATCGTGCCGTTTACGGCTTTTTCTTGCGGCGGTTCGTGACCGTCTCGCTTTCGGTCCAGTACCGCCGAGACATGGGGTTCCACTACGACGACGCCCGGAACTTCCGGCAGGGCGCCCTGACCATCATCTCGGGGGCCGATGCTGCGGGGAGCGGCGACCGCTACACCTGGACAATGCCGGTGATCGAGCTCGACATGGTGCCGATCGACACGCCGGAGGAAAACGTCTCGATGCTCAATTTCACCGGGCATTGCATCGCCACCGGCACGGGCGAGAACGAGATCTCCGCGATCCTCGAGTAACCGCGGATCGCTTTCGGAAGGAACGGGCAAAAATGGGAGTCAAGGCAACCGCGATCGGCGGGTGGGAGGAATTCACCCCGCCTGTCAAGAACAACATCGACGATTCGGAGCCGGTCACGTGCAGGGTTCGGCCGATCCCCGACGACATCCGCGCCAATCTCGCGATCAACTCGACCGGCGCCGCGGACGGGAAACGAGGGGTGCAACTGGACCTCTCGACGCAGCGCGCGATCATGGGCCGGTGTTGTGTCGACGTGACCAACTACACAGGGATCAACGGCGAGCCGGTGACCAACGGGGTCGAGCTGATGCTGCTCGGCGGGGCCGAAGGCACCGCGTTCGTGGTGCAGATCGTGAACAAGATCCTCGCCCTATCGTGGGGGCCTCGAACGCGGGGGGAATCCAAGCCGCGGTCCGATACCTCTACGCAGACGTAGAGGCGAAGCGGTGGCGGTGCGACGAGTGCCGCCGCCAGCGATTGGACCGCGGGCGGAACTGTGACGGCAATAGCCCACCTCGGCGGGCCCTGTTCGAGGTGAGATTGCCGGGCGACCCGCCGCAGATGAAGCCGGATCGGTGGTTTCGGTGCCCACGCCGGGCAATCGACCCATCGATCCACAACCTGATCGCGCGGTACTACGATCACAAGGCCGAGGCCGTGCCGTTGCACCCCGGGCCGATCGGCGAATGGCCCTGCAACCTCGTGGACCTGTCGCGTATCATGAGGATCGAAGGCGAGCACGCCAGAGACGTGGCCACCCCGGCGAGCCGGGGACAGGCCGCGGCCGAGGCAGCCCGCTTGTCCCTCGAGGCCAAGCTCAAAGCCGACGCGCGGAAGGGCATGAGGTAGGCGACGATGGCCGACGAAGTAATCAGCGCCGAAGTTCAGATGGAGGACGATACCGCCGACGGCGCCGCATCGGCGGAGAAGAACCTCGGTGGCCTGCTCGATTCCTACGTCGACGTGTCATTCGCGATCAAGGATCTTGGGGCGGTGGCCAAAGTCGCGTGGGATCAGATGGCCGAGCGGGTGGAACTGGCCACCATCCAGGAACAAGCGGAATTGCGTTACGCGGCCGCCTTGAAGGCGACCGGCCAGCACTCGGTAGAGCAGATCGACACATCCATGGCCCTCGCTGGCGAGATCCAGCGCCTGACCGGGATCGGCGACGAAGCCACGTTGCAGAACTGGGCAATGTCCCTCGCCCTCGGCGCCAATGTCGACCACCTCGAGCAAATGAGCCTCGCAGCAGCTGGAGCGGCCCAGGCCGGCCTAAATGCCGACATGATCATGCGTGGGATGGCTATTTCGTTCGAGGGCAACGTGGGCGCCCTCGGCCGTTACGTGCCGTCCCTGCGCGACCTCACCGCGGAAGAGTTGGCCAACGGCGCAGCCGTCGAAGTCATGGCGGCCAAATATGGCAGCCTTGCCAGCGTCGAAATGCAGACATTTGGCGGCGGCGTTCTCGACCTTTCGAACGCATGGGGAGACCTCGGCGAGGAACTCGGGTTCTTCGTGACGAAGATCCCCAGCGTGCAGGGAGCCCTGACTGACGCCACCGACCTCGTGGAGCAGATGACCGCGGAAATCCGAGTGATCCGCGAGGAAAGTGCCCCCGCAATCGACGACTTGGTCGAATCGCTGATCGGCTTGACCTCGGCCGCGGCGCCCGCCAGCGACGAGATTTCTATTTTTGGCAGCGTGATCGAAGGCGTGGCCGAGCGGCTAGCGTCCTTTTCTGACGCTCTCACTGTTGCGATCGAGGGGGCAAAACTCCTGCCGCAGGCGATCCGATCGTCGGTTACGAACGGCGAAGAGTTCGTGACCACGTTTGATGCTATGGGAGACGCGGCCCTCCGGTGGGGCCAGCGGATCGGGTTCTTGGCGGATTCCTATGACATCGTATCGGAACTCCGCACCCTCGACGAAGTGATCGCCGAGCAAAACGAATACATCGCCGACACGATCGCACTAATTGATGACGGATTCGTGCCCGGCCTCGAATTCCTCGCCGAAAAGGCCAGCGTAGCCGCGAAAAGCATCAAAGAAATTGACGATGCCCTCGTGCCCGTGATCGGAGACGTGGGGACGTTCGGCGATGAAATGGCCGCCCTGTCCGGGGAAATGGCGGGGGCGATCGGCGACGCTGGCGACGCCCTCGGCGATGCCCTCGCAGGGTTGAATGAAGCCGCCCTCGCAGAAGCCCTTGGCTCGTTCGACGCCCTGATCAATCGGTCCAGTCTCGCCGCGATGTCGATTGATCAACTTTGGGGGGTCGTTCAGTCCATGCCCACGGGCGTTCTCGGCCGATTCCGCGAGGAATACGCGGAAGTTATGGCCGAAATCATCGAGGGGACGCCCGGGGCCGAAAAGAAGCTCCGATCCCTCGTCGAACAGATGGACATCGCGGCCGCTTCAATGTCCGTGCAGTCCGATCTCTACCGCTTGCAAGTCGATTCCCTGACCTCGGCCGTTACGAGTTCGGTCACCATCGCCACCACCGAGATCCAGGATCTCATGGCAAGCGCGATCGCCGTCCAGGCCGGGTGGGCCGAGGCGTCGGAGCAAAGCGCCGAGCAGGTGGCCGCGGCCGTGGGGCAGAGCCTGTTGTCGGTGGTTTCGCAGGTGCTGATTTCGGCCTCGACAACGATCATCGCCAAGGGCATCGAGGCATCCGCCCTCCAGCTTGCCGGCTATGCGTCGATTACGCCGCCGTGGGTGGGCCTTGCCCTCGGCCTCGGCGCCGCCGGTGTCATGGCCGGAATTTTCGGCGGGTTGCTCGGATCGCTACCGAAGGCGGCCGGCGGCGGTGTGGTGACAGGAAGTGGCCAGCGGGGGGTCGATTCGGTGCCGATCATGGTCGCCCCAGGCGAGGGGGTGATCCCTGTCCCTCTCATGGATGCAATGTTCGAGGTATTCAGCCGCCAAGCGGGGAGCAACCCGCACGCGCCGGCGGTTACGATCCCGCTCCAGTCGACAACCGGAATGCAAGGGGGCGGAGTCGTCTCGGGCGGGGCGCCAGCCCGGCCGGGCGCCTCGGCATTCCACATCCACATGCCGGTATCGGTGCCGTCCGACGCCGGAAAATTGCGGATCTATGCCGAGCAGACGCTCGTGCCGGTGCTGCGGGATTCGTTCCGCAATGGCCGGAAGATACGCCCGTAGAAAGGGCCAATCATGCCCGCGAACAGCATTACCGCCCTGCCCTCGGCGCAACTTTCCGACCGTCAAAACGACTTCCCGGCCGTGGTGGCGCGGAATCTGTGGGAACAGGACATGGGCGCGCAATACCCGATCGCCCGGGATGATGACGTTTTCAACGGCACCGACAATGTGACCGACAGCGATTACCCGCTTTCGAATCTGTACGACCGGATCCGCTCGACTCTGTGGAAGACCTCGGGCAACGAGTCGACAGTGTACCTGCTGATCGACGCGGGGACCGGCGAGACCCTGACCGCGGATTGCATCCTCTGGGAAGGGGTCGGCGCGCCGTGGACCGCGACCGGCGAGACGAACACCGTGCGGGTTCGGTGCTCCGATGCGGTGGACGGCGGAAACCAGCTACTCGCCCCGACGACGATCACGACGATCACCGGGGCCCCGTTCAGCCAGGACATTTGGGCCGAGGTTTGGAACAGCTCCTACGCCGCCCGGTATTGGGAGATCCAGCTCACGACCACCGACGCCCACAAAATCCAGTTTTCCCAACTGTGGCTCGGCCAGCAGCGGCAGTTCAATTACACGAGCCACGCGCCCTACGACCCCGACGAGCAGATGAGCGCGTGGGAGGGGTCCGAGACCTACACCGGCTACGAACAGCGGTTGTCGATGTATACCGACCGAAAGCGCCGGCAGGGCGTTTGGTGGTTCCGTACCCCCGAGGCCCAAGCGTTTCTACGCTCGGCATACAGCGAAACCAGCGGGTGGGCCGCTTCGCTGTGGTTCATCGAAGATCCGCAATCCACGCCCGAGGCCGCGGTGTTCGGGAAATGGGCCGAGCCGGGAATGTTCCTGCCCTCGGATGTTGGAGTGACCGACGCCGTCGATAAGTGGTTCGAAAACGACTTCCGGGAAGACCTGCCCCGCGGCGAGGGGGCCGGGCTGTAATGCCGACTTGGAGCGTATCCACGGCCCTCGCCGCCGAGCTGCGGCGGGATGCCCCCAACGTGATCCAGCGGGTGGATCTCGGGTGGATGTTGGGAACGACCCCGACGGCCGACCATCTCATGAGCTTCCACCGCACACCCCGCGACGGGGTGACCCCGGTCGACTACTCGAAGCCCTACTTGCAGTCCGTGAGCAACCCGGGGATCGAGATCGATCCGTTGTCGGGTGTTTCGTCCGTCTCGGCCCTGACCGTGACCGTTTCGGCCATGCCAGAGGTTCTGACCCTGATCAACGGCACAGCGCTCGAGGGCAAGGAAATCGGCCTCCGGATCGGAATTCCGGGCACCCTCGGCGACGGGTACGAAAACGCGAGCACGCGCTGGCCGCTGTTGTGGCGGGGCCTGATTACCCGCGTCAAGGTTCGCGGGCGCACTGTGACGTTCGAGGGCAACGCCGCCGATTACGTGCCCGACATTCCAACCGACGTGGCAGTAGGCCGGCGGTTGAACGAGTCGATTCCTTCGGACGAATCGACCGGATCGGCCTGTACGACCAACCACACCACCGCGTTCTGCACCTCGGCGCATCCGCTCGAGGCCATCGCCGAGGCCCTCGAAACCGTGGCCGGCCTGCCCGCCCGGTTCATCGACTCCGATTCTCTCGATTTCACCGACCTCGCCAACGACGCGATCGCGCACTACCGCTGCGCGAAATTCGCGTGCCCATCGAGGGACAACCGCCTCGTCGACTCCGAGCCTGTTTGGGCCGTTACGAAGGGGCTGGCCTACCTGACCAACGGCGTGTTGTTCCTCGACGAATGGGGCCGCGCGACGTTCAGCCTGTACGACGATAGCGCCGCCGCTGTCTACGATTTCGCCGAAGGAATCGACATCGAAAAGGCCACGATCGAGGCCTACAACCGGATCGAAGACGTGGTCGGGACCGTGGTTATCAACACGCACTGGAGCCAGCAGGAAGACGGCGACGGCGAAAGCACACAGCAGTACCTCGCCCGCATGTCCCTGTCGGAAGACGGCACGCTCGCAGATTACGGGTATCTAGCCGACGGCAGCGAGGAAGCACACCAGACCTTCGAAATCAACGATCAGTGGTTCGGGGTCATGGCCACGAACGACGCCGCGTGGGACCACACGATCAATTCGGTTGTGCTCAATGCCGACTACGAACACGGCGACGACGGCGTGACCTACAACACGGCGAACGACAGCCGGGTGGGCTATGGCTGGCCCGGGGTCGGCGTCGGAATCGGAGGGGTGTGTGGAGTTGTCGAGGCGATCAGCGGGAGTCGAAAAGGCTACGTGATCGTGGTCGACGACGAGGCCGCCGACTACGCGATCTATTCCTACTCGGGGATCACGCTGGATTCCAGCAACCACCAAGTGACCCTCGCCACCCTGGCCAAGGTGGCCGGAGACGACATCGACGCCGCGGCCGGCGAGCTGCACTGGTACGACTGCACCGCGATATTCAATCTCGCGCAGGGGTTGCTCGCGCGGTTTTCCGACACCTGCGCCGTGGTGAATTTCACCACGAACATGCGCTCGATCGAAGTCCAGGTGGCCGACCTCGTGACCCTCGACACCACCCGGATCCATTGCTTCGGAATCAACGGAGATCCGGGCGCGCAGAAGTGGCAGATCGTCGGCAAGGAGTTGGACCTCGACAACTGGCGGATCAACTGGAAATTACTACAAGGCCGCGACGAAACCATCGCCGTGACCTACTACGATCACGGGTTGCATCGGGGTCAGGATTCCCCCGCGTTTGCCCCCCGCCCTGAGCAGGTGATCGGCTCCGATGCGATCATCAATGCCGGGTTGGCCCACGCGTGGGTGGACCGCTGGACCGATTTCGGGTGGGACGCCGCCGTAATCACGATCGAGCTCCCGATCGTGGCCGCCGGACTGGCCCAAGTATTGCCGGGCATTTCCTACATGCTCGACGGGCAATACAAGGGCCTGCCGACGATTTCCCACATTTTCGGCGCCAACCTGGACACGTACATTTTCCTCGGCGGATCGCGCACGGCCCGCGGGCGGTTGACATACTCGGCCGTGGCCAATAACGCGGCCCAGCCTGCGACGCCGGCGAGCCATATCCCCTGGTGCATGGTCCGGACCAACGGCGCGAATATCACCGCCGTTACCGACCTCGCCGACCGTGGGGCCGTCGGGACGAAGGGCATGCAGCCGTGGGAGCGGCTGAGCCTGCACGGATCGGAATCATGGGGTGACGCCACCCTATCCGGGTTCGCCGTGCCCACCGGCGCAGGATTTTCCAAGGTGGTGGCCGTTGGCACCGCGGTGGTGGCTGGGAAGCGGACCGCCCGCCGAACGGCTGAAAGCCACACGTTCACCGCCAGCCGCGACACCTACATCGACATCGACGCCGCCGGGGTGTTGTATTACAACGCCGTGGCCATCGGAAACGGCGAGCCGATGGTGGCACCCGGCCGCCACCGCGTCGGGGTGGTTCTCACTGACGGCGCGGGGGTGACCGCCTGCGGCCGAATCCCCGAGACCCGCCGGAGTTCGACCAGGGCGATCGCCCCGAACGCGATCCGCGACGGGTTCGCCTCAAACGCCCTGCTCGACGACATCGACAAAAGCAAGCCCCTGCCGTGGGGTTGGACGAAGGCCGAGGCCGCCGGGGTGTCCATCGACACGACGGCTCAGAATTCCTGCGCCGGGCACTACACGATCAAGGTGGACGTTCCCAACGCGAGCCTGACTAGCACCTTGCAGGGGACCGACCCGGACGGGTGTTTCCCGATCATGCCGGAGAATCGCTACTCCGCGCGGATCCCCTACCGGACCGACACTTTCGCCCGCGCGCCGACCCTTTCGATCGGGCTTGAATATTTCGACGAACAGATGCAGTCGATCGCGGTTCGCTACGCGGTTTGCAGCGCCAAGGTGCCTGCCGTTTCGGTCGACGCCGCCGGGTTCACGCTCGAGGCCACGATCAAGGGGTCGGGGAGCGGCGCCGACGAGATCCCCCCGACCGCGCGCTATGCCCGTTGGGTGGCGACGATCGACAACAACCCCGCGGGGAACGCCGGGATCTGGTTTTCCGCGTTTACGCTCGAAGTCAGCACCCGCGACGCCACGGCCCTCATCGAGGAAATGGTCGGCAAAACATACGCCGCAAATCACGGCGTGGTGGTGCCTGTGAACCGAGGAAACGCCGTGGGGGGTGCTTTCGCCGCCAATCTTCCGGCCGCCGCGACGGTGCCGAACCGCACCTTCTATTTCATCAAGATCGACGCGAGTGGCAACGCCTACAACGTCACCCCGAACGGGGCCGAGACGATCAACGGAGCCGGGGGGGCGCTGGCCCTTGCCGTGCAATGGGCGACCGCCGCTCTACACAGCGACGGCGCGAACTGGATCCGTCTCTTCTAGAAAGGGCACGCGCGCGCGTGCTATGGTTCAACCATGGCGAGGAAACGACGATCCAAGGGCCGAACGCCGAAGCCGCGGGGCGGTGCAGACCGCTACGCGCCGATCGACGAGCTCCGCAACCGGGCACGCCTCCTCGGGGTCGACATCACCCACCTCGGGGTCAAGAAGAAGAAGATCACCGCGCTACTCGACCTGCGAGCGGCCGAGGCGCGGATCGCCGAGAAGCAGCAGGCCCGGGAAGAGGCCAACCGGCCCGATCCCGAGCCGCCAGCGGTGGAACCGCCCGCGGATCTCGAGGCCGTCGCCGAAGGGGTGGTGGCCAAGCCCGCGACGTTCCCCCCAGCTGGCCCGCCGCCGATTTTCGGGGTGACCATCCGCCCGACGGCCATTCTGGCCGCGGAAAGCTACGATCACCCGAGCGATTCCGGAATGCCGCACGGCCTGACCGGCCCGGGGATGGATCTGTGGAATCTGGCCCACCGCCACCCGGTGCAGATGGTTCGGATCGACGAACTCGCCGTGGGGTTTGCCCTCGAAGCCGGGATCGGCCGTTGGCTTGACGGCGCCGACGGCTTTTTCGCCCGGTTGAAGGATCTCGCTGGCCACCCGTTCGGGCTGGCGGTGCTCGTGCGGCCCCAAGGGGCCGAACCGTGGATCTACTTCCGCCAGCCGTACAGGCACGACGGAAAGCCGGTGGTGGGCGAACTCGCGATCCTCGATCAAGACGCCGACGGCGCGTGGGATGCCGTGAAGTGGGCGACGACCGCCCCGAATTCCCTGCGGTGGCAGGTGGAGGTGTAGACCATGGGCGAATGGCATCCGGTAGGAGTGGGCGGCGAACGCGTGATCGTGGCCGGGAGCAATCGCAACCTTCGGCGAGTGTTCGACCAAAGCGCCGCAGTCGAGCCGGCCGAGAACGCCGTCGCCGCGGGTTTCAGTGTGGAACGCGCCCGGCGCGTGCAGATCGAGTTCGACGTCGGCTCATTCAACGGCGTGGTGCGCCTGCACTGGTTTTCCGGGAATTCCGTGCGGTGGTATCCGGAGACGACGACGATCACCCTGCCCCACGCAGGGGCGGCCACCCTGACGAACAAGAACCACCTCGTACAGCGATCGCCCTTCGGCATGCTCCGGTGTGCGATCGAGATCGTCAGCAACTCGGGCGGCCGTCTCGAGGCGTGGGCGAGCGGATCGGATGACAAGGCATGACCATCGACTGGATCGACGCACCGGCCGGCGAAGCCGGCGGCGGATTGCCCACCCCGACGGCCGACGCCGTTCTGCGCGGCACCGGATCGATATGGGAAGAGGCCGCCGCGTTGCAGGTACGCGAAGACGGCGTGGACATCGGCAGCGACGACGACGATTACCACAACGTCCAGGGCCCGCTGACCATTTTCGGCGACTACGACGACGTTCTCTTGAACGTGGTCGGGCACGCCTCGATCGACCGGCTCGCGATCCTGGACTACATCACCGTGGCCGGGGGCCAGTACCCGGCCTACTACGGCTATGGCATCGGCGGGGACCAGTACCCAGGGTTCCCCTATTGGGGCAGCTACCCGGCCGGGGCCGAGGGCCCGCAGCACGGAACAGGCACCACGATCGACCGGCGAGGGTTCCGGACCGACGAGCGGGCGGTGCTGGAGCGTGCTTTCACCTACTACGATCCGGTCCGTGGGACGTGGATCACGGTTTCCCCCGCGTGGGATGGCTTGAACCTCACCTTCGACGTGGCCGAGGATACGCACGAGCCGAACGCCGGGTAACGCCAGGGTTGACCCCACGCAACGCCTAAAGTAACGTGCACGCAACGTGTCACGATACCTCCGCCGAATGTTCAACCTCACCCCACGCCAGGAGGCGTGGATCGTGGCCGAGGCCGCCCGCCTCGACGTGCGCGCGCCGGAGTTGATCCGGCGAATCCTCGACGAACACCTCGATCGCCATAGCCAGCGCCACAGCGCCCCGGCCGACACATCCCAACGGCCCGTGCCGGCCGGCGATGGCCGCGAAGGCCCAGGAATCACGCAGTTTTGCTACAACTGCGACTTCTTCGACAGCGGGGACGACGAAGAGTGCGCGAAATGCAGGAGTGGCCGGGTCGGGCTGCCCAGCTGGAAACCGATCCCGTGAAGATCGCCCTTGTCACGACGTGGCAGCAGCCCTGCGGGATCGCCACCTATTCGGAGAACCTCGGCGCCGCCCTACGCGACCTCGGCCACGAAGTGGTCGTGCTGGCCGAGCAATCCGACGAAATCCGCGAGGATACCCAGGTCGACCTCGACGGGATCGCCGTTCACCGTTGCTGGCACCGGACCGACCGCGCCCCTACCCGGTTGATCGACACGTTCCGGGCCGTTTCCCCCGACGTGGTGCACCTGCAGCACGAATTCGGGCTATTTCCGGAACGAAACAACCTGTTCCGGTTCCTCCAAGCCACGAAAAAGGCCGCAGGCCTATTCGTGACCCCGCACACGATCACCGATCGGGGAGTTTCGCACCTTGCGTGGCTATGGCCGTTCCTTCGAACGACCGGGGCCCGTTTGATGGTGCATACCGTGGCCGGATTCTCGGTTCTTCGGGACGATTGGCGATACCCCCTGGAGCAGATGCGGGTGATCCCCCATGGGGCGCCCGCGCCAGCCTTGACTCCGCCGCGGAATATCGCCCGCGAGCACCTCGACCTGCCCGCCGATCGGTTCATCCTGCTCACCCTCGGGTTCATCGGGTCGGGGAAACGACTCGAAGCCACCCTGACCGCAGTTTATGACCTCGTTTCGGAAGGCCAGATAGATCCGGATCGGATCTATTTCGCGATCGCAGGGGCAACCGGCGGTGGGTGGGGCACCTCGGGGGCCTATATCGAGCAACTCGAGGCCGCGATCGCCCATTTCGGGTGCGCCGACTACACCGAGATCCGCGTGGGGTTCGTGCCGTTCGAGGATTTGCCGTATTGGTACGGCGCCGCCGACGTGGCCGTGAATTGCTCGCAATGGACGGCCTACAGCGCCAGCGGCCGCCTGAGATTGCCGGCCATGTACGGTTGCCCGCAGATCGCCGAGGCCGTGCCGCTACATCACGACATGATCGAGGCCCACGCCGCCGAGGGGTTCGCGTTTGGCGACCTCGCCGGGCTGCGAGCCGCGATCCTGCGGCTGTATCAGTCGAAATCGCGCCGCCACGAACTCGCGGCCGCTGGCCGGGCCTACTGCCGGGCCACCACATGGTCACAAATCGCCGCCGACCTCGGGTGGTGGTACGAAGGAAGCCTCCATGGGTGATACCATTTACAACGACCCCGGAAACTACGAAAAAGGCCACCGCCGCCGGTACTGGCCCCCGGGCATGGACTACCCGCGGTGGCGTGACCTGCCCGCCGAGCAGCGGCGGCAGTTTCACAACCGCATGTGCGAATACCAGGGGACCAGCGCCGACGGGTGGGGCGGGTTTGCCGACGTGCGCGCCATGATCGCCGAATCCTTCCCCATGAACCTCGCCGGGCCTGCCCTCGACGTGGCGTGCTCGACCGGGGTGTGGCTTGTGCACCTGCTCGACGCCGGGATCGCCGACGTGCACGGGGTCGACATTTCCGAATGGGCGACGGCCAACCCCCTCCGGCCGGAGCTCGACGGGCGGTTGCACTGCGGCGATTTCGCCGCGGATCCGCTGCCCGCCGATTGGCCGGAGTCGTTCGCCCTCGTTACCGCGTTCGATTTCCTCGAGCACGTGTTCGAGGTGGACGTGCCCGCCGTGGTGGACCGATTGGCCGAGGTATGCAGGGGCGGCCGGGCCGCTTTCGTGGTGTGCACCTCGAATCCGACCGCGCCGGCCGAGGAATGGAGCGCGGAAAAGGGCCCGTGGGCCGGCGAGCCGCACCTCGACGACCGCGGGAAGCTGATCGAGTGGGTGGAGCAGCTCGGCGCCGTGGACGTTCCGCCCGAACGCGAGTGGCAGGCCGTTTCCGGGCACGTGACCATCCGCCCCCATTCGTGGTGGGCCGAGCAGCTGGCCGCGGCCGGGTTCCACGTGCGGTGGGATGCCATGCACCGTTTCGAGCAGGCCCGCCGCGAGCGGCCCGGGTTCTGCTATGGCATGGCCCCCTCGACGGTCCACCCCGAAGGGGGCAACCCCTACAAGTTCCCGGGCGGGTTGGTCGATCAGGTGGCCAGCTGGGGCCCGCGGTTCCTGTTCTTGTGCGACGGCCCGAAGCGCAAAGGCCGCAAGCGGAAGGCGAAGCGGTGACCGGGCACGCCATCGGCACGCACGAGGCCGCCCTGCGGCTGGCCCTCGGCCTCGATTTCCTCCCGGATCCGTTCGAGGATCGAAGCGTGATCGATTCGCTACCGTTCGGCGCCGCCAAGATCCTCGACCTCGGTTGTGGCCAGCATCCATGGCCGTGGGTGGCCGGTGGCCCGTCCTACATCCACGGCCGGGCCTTGAAAGTGACCGTGGACCGGGCCGGGGAGCCGGAAAACGACGACCAGCCCGAACTGTGGCGCGACGAGCACATCGAGGCCAACCTTGACAAGTGGGATCGCAACGGCTGGCCCGACGGCCCGCGGCTGTTCGACGTGGTGATCGGGCTCGAGGTGATCGAGCACATCGAGAACCCGTGGCGGTTGCTTCGAACGATCGCCATGCTACTGGCCCCCGGTGGCGTGGCCGTGATTTCTACCCCGGACGTTTCCAGCGCCCACGCCCGGGACGGGTTCCGGCAGTCGGGCCAGCTCCGGTGGTTCCCCGACGAATTCGGCGAGGATGGCCTCGGCCATATCACGCCGATCTTTCCCTACATCCTGCGGGAGATGGCCAGCCGGTCAGGGCTGGAGATCACCGGGGAGGCGTGGAACGAGCCGCCGCCCCATTGGGCATCGGCCGCGACGCCCGAGGAAATTGCCGGGGTAACCGCTTCGGTGCGGTTGTGGAGGTTCGAACATGTCCGATGAATTGACCAAGCGGCTGCAGCGGGGTGGCCCGTTGTCCGTCAGCAATCCCCGCGATCCTGCGGTGGAAGCCTTCAAGATGGCCGATCAAGCCGGGCAACTGGCAGCGGCCGCGATGCAGGCAACCCAGGGTCTCGGCGGCGTGGTCAAGGTCCAAGGCCACCGGATCCAGACCGCCGAATCCACCCTCGGGCTGATCATCGGATTTTTGATCGAGCGGGCCCTGCCAGCGATCGAAGGCGGCGAGGAGATGGCCGCCGAGCTCAAGAAAATGCACGCCGACCACAAGCAATGGATGGCGGTCCAGGCATTGCCACGGCGCACCCTGTCGTCGTTCCTTGTCCAGGGGGTCTCGCTGCGCGAGGTGGAGGCCGCAACCGAGGAACACCCCGAAACCGGCGCCGCGGTGGTGGTGTTGCTCGTGCACCGGGCGAGCCCGCTTTACGAGGGTCTCAACGGCAAGGTGTTCAGAGGGAAGGATCTCGGCAAGGCAATCCATCCAGCCGACGCGAGGGTACAGGCCGAACGCGGCCGGATCCCCACCGAGCTGTACGACGAGATCGCCAAGGGGCCAACGGCCGAGGAATGAAAGACCCGCGGATCACAGTCATCTACCACACCGCCCGCGGCGACTTCCCCATGGTGGGGCGGCCGGATGATTGGCAGTTTGCGCCGTTCCTCGAGAGCCTCCAGCGCCAGACGTTCCGCGACTTCCACGTGGTGGTGATCGACGCCTTGCACCCCGATCGCCGGTGGACCCTCGAAGGGTTCCCCATGTTGAAGTGGATCCCGTTTCCCGCCTCGCCGTGGTGGGAACGTGGCTACACCGCGATCAGTGCCCCGAAGAACCACGGGATCGTGCACGCCGACGGCGAGCTCGTGATCCAGCTCGACGACTGTTGCGAATTCGGGCCCGATTTCCTCGGCCTGTGTTGGCGAGCCTACGAACGCGGGTGCATCGCAACGGCGATCCTGCACTACCACGAGGCCGGTGTTTTCAAGGCCAGCGCCGGCCGCGAGGCCGGGATGGTGAACACTTACGGATTCCCCGAGGGGGCCTACGGCTATTCGACTTTCGCCCTGTCCGATGCCCTCGCGATCAACGGGTACGACGAGGGGTTCGACGGCGCCAAGTGCCTGGAGGATGCCGACTTTTCCGCCCGGATGCGCCTGCTTGGCCGCCAGTATCGAACCCACCTCCCCCTGCGCGTGGTGGAGCATTGCCACGGCCACATCGCCGAGAGGGCCTACAAGGGGCCCGGCAACGTGGCCCGGCCCGGAGCTCCGCGGGATATTCGTTGCAACGGGGTGCACAAGGCGATCGTCGAACAGCGATCCGGCCGCTCGCGGATCGTGGCCAACCGGCGGGGGTACACCGACGACGAGTGGGGGCAATTCGGGCCGCCGTGCGCGTTCTACCTTCCCAGCGGCGGGTGCGAAATGTCCGGGCGGGAATGCAACTGGCAGCGGATCGCGGGCGACCCCGACTCGGGGACGTGGATCGCCAGCGATCCTAACTGGAGCGACTCCCGCGGATGGTTGCCGGTGTTCGACCTCACCGAGCGGTGGAGGGACCGCCGCCGCGCCGAGGGCCGATCCGACGTGATTCCGAAGCCGCGTGGGGTGTTTCGGCGAAGGGCCGCCCTGTGAAAACTCGCCCCGAACTGTCCCTCGTCATGAACACCGCGCGGGCGAGCAACTCGATCCCGGGGGAGCCCGATCGGCACCTGTTCGACGTGCTCGCCGAGTCACTCGAGGCCCAAACCGGCGAAATTCCGCCGTTTGAGCTCGTGATCGCCGATACCGAGTGGGCCACCCGCCCCGATTACTGGACGAACCGGCGCGCGCCGTTCCCCGTCAAACACATCGAGGCCCGCGGGTGGTGGACGGAGCGCGGTTGCTGCGCGATTTCGGCGCACAAGAACGCCTCCGTGATCCACGCCGAGGCCCCGTGGATCTTCACCCTCGACGACGGCACCCGGTTTCCGCCCGATTTCGTGGCCCGTCTGTGGCGGTGGATGCGCGGCTACAACCTGTTCCCGTGCGCGTGGTATCAGTGGGAAGAGAACCCAGCCACGAAAGACGCGCGGGATCATGCGGTGCCGCCCGATGGCAAGCGATTTGCCGTTTCGAACATGACCCAGGCCGATTGGGCCGGGCAGAAGTGGCCGATCCACGGATACGGCTATGTCGGGTTCACCGCCGACGCTTTCTACGCCGTCAACGGGTACGATCTGGCATTCGACGGCGGCCGGGGGCAGGAAGACATCGAATTTAGCCTCCGACTCATGCGCGCGGGCCACCGGCTCGTGCTCGACCGCGATCTGACGGCGATCCAGCTTCGACAGGGGCCGGTGGCCGTCTACACGAACCCGGACGTGCCCACCGGGGTGGTGCATTGCACCTCGGGGCTAGCCCCGTTGCTCTACAAAGAGATCGCGGCCGGCACTCGGCACCGCGCCAACGCCGAGCCGTTCCCCCGCCGGTTGCTCGGACGACTTTGGCCGAGCTGTTGCTGGTACGTTCCCGACGATCGGCACGATGCCGACGTGTTCGAGTGTCCGGACTGCGAGGAAACGACCTCGGTTCGACCCGCCGACGTGCCCGAGGTTGGATTGGCCTGCCCGGTCGATTTCTCGGCAATGCGGCTGGACCCGGATCGCGCTGTCCGGCTGGCCGGCCGGTGCTCGCTGTACCACGATCCCTGTCCGTTCGCCCCGATCCGGGCCGACGGGGCCCCCGCGTCGTATACCGCCAACCACGCACACCACCCGCTCTACCACGAGGCGTTCATCGCCGACCCGGGGCGGTTCGAGGTGGACCTCCGCGGCGAGCATGACCGCGCCATCGCAGGGGGCCACCCGGATCGGGCGACCTTCGTGGGAGTCGATTGGAAATGATGCCAATTCTAGCCCCAAGGATCCCGGAACGGTTCGTTTTCACAGTGGCAACCGGCCGGTGCGGGACGGCCTACCTTTCCCAACTGCTGTGCTCATGCTCCAACGCCATGATCCAGCACGAACACGAGCCGAGGCCGTCGTTTTTGCTCGAACGCCTCAATCGTGGCGAGCCGTTCGAGGAATACGCCCTCGCGTGGGCGGCCGTGAAGACCCTCGACGCCCACCGGAGCCTCGGCCGACAATTCGACAGCATCACCATTTGGGGCGACGCCTCGCACGTATGGTGTAAATCGTGCCTACATCCGGACCACCCCTATCTACTCGAGGCCCTCGGGGTGGACGATTTCCGGTGCATTTGGCTTGTTCGACCCCCTCGGCCGACCGTCGAATCGCTCCTGCGCTACGGCGGGTTCCCGTCACTGTTTCCGAGTGGCCTGCATTTCTCCATGACCCCGGATCATCCGTGGGCCGTGGTGCCGTGGCCGACGTGGGAAGCCGTCCACGGCGACCACGGCGAGCCGATTGAGCAGCACCGGCCGGGCCGCGCTGCCCTCGCACTGTGGTATTGGCGCGAAATCCAGCGGATCGGCGCCAGGGCCGTCGAAGTATGGGGAGATCGGGTGCTGCGGGTGGATCTCGAGACCCTCAATACACGATTTGGGGTGCAAAAGGTGCACCGCCACTGCGGGATCGAGCCCGTCGAATCCTCGATCGCGGTCCATTTCCAGCACCGGATCAATTCAAGCGAGAGTCACGGCACCGAACCGATCCGACTGACCGACGCCGAATGGGCCGAGGCCGTGGCCATGGTTGACGAAGTGGAAAGGGAAGCCGATGCCGAATGAACCGCCGAAGCAGTGGATCCACACCGTGATCGAAACCGACGGCGCGATCGTGCGGATCATGGGGATTCGGGGCGACCAGTTCCCTACCCTGCACGTTCCCGTGGGCTTTCGGATGGTACTGACCACGATCCACGGACTAATCCGGGTGGAAATCGCCTCCGAGGATTTCCAGGTGGCCGGGCTGCCCGTCAACATCGAGATCAGCAAGCCGGGGCCCCTCAAGATCGTGCCGCTGGCCCCGAGGGGGGCGCCCCCCGAACAGACCGGCGCGACCGTGGTGGTGGTAATGGTGCCGTGTGAGTGAGTGGGCGAATCCCCTGACCTCGAAGTGGGCCCCCGATCTGACCACGGAGATCGGCGACGACCCGAGCCGGTGCCTGCTCGCTTTCGGCGGGGTGTGCCATGGGATCAATATGGCCCCCATGGAATTCCACCGAGCAACCGAGGGCCTTGACTGGACCCGCGTGTTCGTCCGGGATCTGTCGGTTTCGTGGTATCTACTCGACGACGAAGGCCACCCGGCCCTCAACCGGACCCTGCAAGCCGTGGCCGAGGAGCTCGAACGGCTGCAACCCGAACGGATCGTGGTGGTGGGGGCGAGCGCGGGCGGTTTCATGGCCCTGCGGGCCGGGCACTACCTTCGGGCCGACACCGTGCACGCTTTCGGGCCGCAGACCACGGTGGACCGTGAGCACCTACGGGGCATGGATGGCCGTTTCGACGCCGCCCTCGCGAAAGTCTGGACCGCGGGATTGCCAGCCGACCACCTCGACATCGTGCCGGATCTCTCCGAATGGAACGGCCGAACCCGTTACCACCTCCACACCTGCCAGGATTCGGCCGACGTTGCCCACGCCAAGCGGATCGCGGGCCCCGAAGTGACGTGGCACCGCTGGCCCTGTTCGGGGCACGTGCCCGCGAAGTGGATGCGGGACGAGGGCACCCTCGCCGAGGTGATTACGTGGTAGCCGCCACCCTCTACGCCGACATGGCAAACGACCGGGCCAGCTCGGTAATCACGGTGGCCAATCGTCTCCGCGAGCAGGTGGCCAACGCCGGGATCGAGGTGGAGGGCCGCGGAATCATCGCAGGGGGCCCGATGGGCCGGACCGCCCGCACACCGGTTGGGTGGTTTCACGGCTACCCGCACCAACTGCGCGACGCCCCCATGCTCGTACATCCGCACCGGATCGCCGGGCTGCAAACCGACGCGCTGCCCGCGCCGGCCGGGTGGGCGAAATTGTGTCGCCGCCTGACCGCCGCCTATTTCCCGAGCCGGTGGTGCGCCCGGGTGTTTCGTGACGTTCTGCCCACGGGCTGCGAGGCGTTCGTGGTTCCCCACGGAATCGACGCCCCGCACCCGTGCACGCCGCCCGGGTTGCCCGCTCGCTTTACCGCCCTGACCATTTCCCTGCCGGACCGCGGCCAGCCCGGGGTCGAGCCTCACCACCTCAGAAAAGGGGTTGATCTCGCCATCGAGGCCACCCGGATTGCGGGAATCGACCTTGTTCTGCGCGCCGGCGATGCCGCCAGGAAGTGGGCCGACGACGCCGACCACGTGACCCTGCTTGATAGCTACCTCCACCCCGGCGAGCTCTCCGAACTGTTCCGAGGCGTGCACGTGGTGCTCGTGCCGAGCCGCGCCGAGGCGTTCGGGATCGTGGCGGCCGAGGCCCTGGCCCACGGAACCCCGGTGGTGGCCACCCTCGGATCGGGGATGGCCGACTACCTGCCCAACGATTGCCGGGCCGTGACCGTGGCGCCGTCCGGCGAGTTCGAACAGTTGGCGACGTTCGGCTTTCCCGATGGGAAGGTCCACACGATCCGCGCGGAAACCGTGGCCGACGCCCTGATCGAGTGCCGACGGAACTACCTGCAGCGCCGCAACATCGCCCGCCAACGGGCCGACGCGTGGGCCGAGGCCCATTCGTGGAAGGTGGCCGCGCGACCTTTGATTGATTGGCTCCGCGCGCACGGGTAGACTGAGGGCCGGAGGCAACCATGCGCCGGTTCCTTTTCCTGCTCGCCCTGTCCCTGTCCATCCTGATCGGTCCAGTCGACCACATCGAGGCCGCCGGGACCGATCCGGTTTCGTGGATGGAGCCGACCAACGATATTTCGTGGGTGAGCTCTACCTCGTTCACCGTGCCCGTCAACAACCAGACCGCCGACACCTTCCGACAAGGGAGGCCGGTGCGCGCGATTCGGACCAGTGCGGGCGATTCGGATTGGGTGGACGGGTTCATGATCGCCTCGTACACCGTGAATCCGGGCACGGGAAAAGCCACGGTGGTGGTGGACGGCCCAGGGCTCGGTGGCGTTTCGGGGGCCCTGCGGGTTTCGGTGCTCGAGGATTTCGTTCTGCCGGTGGCCGTGGGGGTTGGCCTCGACCCGGAAGACTACGCGCCCGGGTGGTTTGCCTTCGACCCGACGAACCCCGACAACCTTTCCGCGTGCACAGGGGCCCTCGGGGCCCGGGCATGGACCACGGTGGAGGGGGTCGACGCGACCGCCCTGCATAGTGGCGACGCGGCCGGGGGGCAACTCGGGGGCACTTTCCCAAATCCGACCGTTGACGACGGGGCCGACGGCACGGCACTGCACACGGGCGACACCGGCGCCGCGCTGACCTACCTCGATCAGGACGTGACCTCGGGGAGCTCCCCCACCTTCGACGGTTCGAACTTCACCGGTCTGTCTTCCGCGCTGGTCGACTTCATCGCCACCGACTTCTCCGCGGCCCATGACTTCACCGACGGCTTGGCTTACGAGGGCTGGACGCTGACCGGCTACCACGCCAACGACACGTGGGAGACTGACGGGGCCGGCAATCTGAATATCGTGGTGGACGGCGCCGACGACCTCGGCGAGCGCGCGTTCATCAAGGCGGTTACGCTGCCAGCTCCGCCTACCGCACTCACCGGGATCTCCTGGAACGCGAACATCGATTTCACTTACGGCGCAGGAACGAGCGTCAGCACCGCCGACTCCCGAACCACGTGGCTGCTGCGGTCGATCGACTTGGCCGAGTACGTATATTTTATGTGGCGCTACACTGCGGGCGCTGAGAACAAACTCGTCGTTCGCAACCTCGGGACCGATGGCGGGGACACATCCAACGGGGTAAACACGAATTGGGCGGCGGACGCGGCGGAAAGGGTCACTATCTGGTGGAGCCCGAACGGGTGTGGCGTCATTGCCAACACCGCGGGAGTGAGCGACGCCGATACGTGGGATTTCGCGGTACGCAAGGCGTGGACTGAACCCTCGGCCACGCTGAATCTCCAGATTCTCGTCGACCCCGACCACGCGAACGATAATGTTAATATGCAGATATCCAGGATGACCCTGGCATATTAGGAGGCTTCGATGCGACGCCTAACCCTGATCGCCCTGATCATCGTCCTCGCCCCCTCTGTGGCCAATGCCCAGCAGGACACGTGGCAGATCGCCGAGTTGGCCGACGGGACTGTGTACCAGACCACCGAAGGCGTGGCGGTATTCAGCGAGGATGCCACGCTGGGAGCGGACGACCTCGGCGCCCCGTGCGTCATTGATGATGGCGGGTCCATCTGCGGCCCCCTGTTCACCGCATTGCTGCCGCAGACGTACAAGGATCTCATATACCGGCACTGGTTTTTCGTCCCCATCGAGCACCGCCCCGATGATCAGGGCAAGATCAAGCCGAACAAGAAGCCGAAGGGCGGCACCCCGTGATGACCGAGGCCGATCTCCGCGGCGTCCGGCTGTCCGACAATTTCAGCCTTTGGGAAATGGTCCGGACCGCGCGCGCCGACCTGCTCGAGCGGCAGATCGAGCTCGGAACCGTTCCCGTAATGGTGGAGCGCGCGCAGTGTCTCGTGACCGACTTTCTCCAGCCGGTGCGCCGCGAGTTCGGCCGCGTGGACGTGACGATCGCTTTCCGCTACGCTGAGAAGATCGACGGCGGGTGGTACGGCGTAGACGTGGCCACGCAGAAGCACCGCCAGGGCTCGACCACGTACACCGCGAAATCGCAGCACACCACCCTGCAAGCCGTCGATTTCAAGGTGCCGGGGGTGGATCTCCGGGCCGTTTGGGAGTGGTTGAAGGACAACGCCCGCAACCCCTTCGGCCAGTTGATCCACGAACAGAACCGCCGCCCCGACGGATCGATCTCGACGTGGCTGCACGTCAGCGAGCCGGGCACCAGCCTGATCGACGGCCGGCACATCTACGGCGAGGCCAAGGACTACAAATCGTGGCGCGCGAGCCCCCGGTATCATCTGATCGAGTCGGTCGACAGGTGGCCACGATGACCGACGAGATCAAGGCCCCCGCCGAAACGAAGCCCGATCCGCCGAAGGCGCCGACAGCCGCGCAAAAGGCGTGGGAACACCTCAAAAGGAATTGGACCCGCTACGGTTCGGTGGCCGCCGCCGCCATCGCCCTCGGGGTCGTTCGCTGGAATTGCGGCACCGACGAGGATGGCAAGATGCGCCTCGACGCCGAAGTCGACGTGTCCGCAGGGGCCCGGCTATTCGGCCTGACCATGGGGGCCGAGGCCGAGGTGGAAGCGGTCATACCCGCGGCCGCCGACGAGCCGACCCCCTGCCCGCACGATCATGAGGCCGTGACCCCGCCAGCGGTGGCCCCCGCACCGCCAGTCCAGCCGCAAACCGTGATTATCAGGGAGATCGTACAACAGCCGGCGCCGCCGCCCGCGCCGCTCGAGTTGCTCGACCTGCTCGAGTATGTCGAATATATCGACGACGACGACACCGCCGACGACGACACCGAGGAGTGACCCGTGACCGACGAAACCGCCGCATGGTGGAAACGGTGGGGCCGCTGGATATGGACCGGCCTCGCTTTCATCGGCGGGATCGCCCTTGCCGCGGTGCTCGTGCTCGCTGGCCGCCGGCCGGCCGCCCCTTCGACGCCGCCGCGGGATTCCCAGGAAAAGGAAAAGGCCCGCGCCATCGACGAGGCAGCGCAAGCCAAGGATGCGGATCTCCTGGCCACCGCAGAAGCCGACGATTCCGACGAGGCCCTGGCCAATCTGGTAGACGCCCGGGGGCGACGATGACGCGGACGATCGCCGCGCTGCTTCTGTTTCCGTGGCTGGCGGTGGGGTGTGCGACCGCGCCGAAGGGGTACGATCCAGCCATCATGCAATCGCTCGAGGTGGACCTGCCACCGCTGCCCGACATGCTCGCCGACGAGTGCGAAATGTCCTACCCGCTGATTCCCGGCCAACGACCCGAGTGCGTGGACGATGACGGGTTGGCCTACTGCCGGGCCACCGCGATCCCTCGATCCCGGGTTTTCGACCTGTTACGGTCCGAGGAGCTCGCGCCCGCGTACCGGGATAAATTGGACCTCGAACGCGCCGAGCGGCTATTGGACCTTGCGAACTACGACGCGACGATTCGTGAGTGGGAGAAGGCCTGGAAACGAGAACGCCGGACAAGCGACGTGATCAAGATCGCTTTACCGGTGGCCGGTGGCGTAGCTTTCGGCGGTGGCCTGCTGATCGGGTTCATCGCCGCCGACCTAGCCGACTGACACGGAGGAAACGATGGACGAAACCACAATCACGGCCCTATTTCTCGAACACTGGACCCTGCTCGCTGCAATGGTGGCGATCAACGTGGCAACCCAGGGGATCAAGCTCGGGATCCATGCGTTCTGGCCAACGGCCCCCAAGCCGATCCTCAAATTCATCCTGTACGTTGCCCCGGTGGCCCTCGGCGCCCTGCTCGTTTTCGCCCCTTCGGTGGTGCGATTCGACGAGCCGGCGATCCGGTTTCTGATCGGGATCGGCCTCGGGACGTTTGCCGAGATCGGTTACAAGCTGGTGCGGCGCAGGGTGACCTCGCTTTCCGGGGATCGGATGCTACCCGGCCGCGGTGGCCCGAAGGCCTGACCAGTGACGCACCGTTTCGCATTGCCGGACGGGATCGACGACGACGAGCCGAGCGTGCGAACCGCCGCGGTCCAAACATTGCTCGATAGCTGCGAATCGTACAATCGGACCTCCGACGAAAACCTCCGCATTTTGGAAGGGGTGGGCCGTGGGCGACGATCGATACCCACCGGGCCACAAGATTATCGAGCCCGACGACGAGACGAGCGACACGAGCCGGAAGCGGGAGATCGAGCGAACGAAAGCCCGCGCCGACATGAAGCTGGAAACGGGGGATCCCTGGCAGGTAGTGCTGGCCATGGGCGAAGCCGTGGGCCGGATGGAACGGGAGGGCCGAGCGATTGCCAAGGCGATCGATGCGATGGAAGGCGAGGACGTGCACCGGAGGGCACATTGCCTCGGGGTGGCGAACGACCTGAAATCCTCGGTGGAGCTCCTCGCCGAGGCAACGGAAGCACTCCGGGAAGCCGCGGCGATCACCCTCGCAGCCCCGATCGAGACGGGGCCGCCGGAGCCGCAGCCGGGGAAGATCGAACGGATCTTGACCATCGTTTCGGAGCCGACGCGCGCCGAGTCAATTGGGAAGGTCGCGCGGTCAGTTTTGCTCTTGGCCATAGCTTTCGTTGGGTGTTGGCTGGCCCTCGGCCTGAGCGGCGAGGACTTGCGATCGCTGTTTTCGCGGGGGGATTCCTTGCCGGCCTCGGATTCCTTGCCTACACTATCGGCTCCGCCATCGGATAGCCCCTAAATATTTGCCGCAACGGCAAAAAATCCCTTGCAATGGTTGGCCCCCCGGGCTAATCTCAATGAACCACAACGGAGGAAATATGCTCACCGCCGATAAGGCCGTGAAAGGCCACTGGTATCGATCCAACCGCGGAACACTGATCACCCTCGTCGGCCCGGCGGGTGGCGTGATCCAGTTCATCACCGAAGACGGCAGGGACACTTTCCAGCCGCCGACGATGGAGATCAACGAAGTGCCGCGCGAGGAGTGGCCGAACGTGGCAGTGGAGAGTCTCGAGCCGCCCGCGACGAACACGACGGTGGAGCCGACGCCCGCGACGGTGGCCGAACCGGAGCCCGCGACGGTGGAGCCGACGCCGGCCCCCGAGCCGGAGCCCGAGCCGATGCCGGGCGATGCCGCGCGCAACGGCGAGGAGCCGGAGCCGGATTTCAGCGAACGCGCCTTCGGCAGCAACGCGAAGACGGCCACCCCCCGGATCGAGCTCGTGCGCCAGTACACGAGCCGCCTGCCGCTGCG